TTACTTGATCTAAAGGATTTACAGGATCAAAAGGTGATATCGGTTATACTGGATCTAAAGGTGATAGAGGATATACCGGATCAAAAGGGGATATCGGTTATACTGGTTCACGAGGATTTACAGGATCAAAAGGTGATATCGGTTATACTGGATCTAAAGGTGATAGAGGATATACCGGATCAAAAGGTGATGATGGTACATCTGTTACAATTGCTGGATCAGTAGCAGATGTTAATGTAAATCCTCCAAATAATCCTCAAACTACTTTAAACTCAGCTTTTCCTTCAGCTTCGGCTGGTGATGGTGTGGTTGATCAGGCAACCGGTAGTCTTTGGGTTTATGATGGGTCAACTTGGAATAATGTTGGTCAGTTCGTTGGTTATACTGGATCGAAAGGTGATCGAGGATATACAGGATCGAAAGGTGATATTGGTTATACTGGATCGAAAGGTGACAGAGGATATACTGGATCGAAAGGTGATCGAGGATATACAGGATCGAAAGGTGATCGAGGATATACTGGTTCACGAGGTTACACTGGATCAAGAGGTGTAACTGGATTCACTGGATCAAGAGGTGTAACTGGATTCACTGGTTCTAAAGGTGACCAAGGTGTTCAAGGATTAGCTGGAGCAAATGGATCAGGAGGAGGATATTTTGTTTATGTCGGTGAACAAGCAGGAACTTGGTCTCAATATTTAGCTTTCGGCGACGGTGATAATAGCACAGGTCGTGGCCCACCCGTTCCAGTGGATTGTAATCTTGATAGAGTTTCAGTTGTTAGTGCAGGTGCACCTACAGGCACAAATACTACGGTACAACTTTATAAAAATAATAGTTCAGTTGGTATGCCAACAATTACAATCAATGTAGGCTCGACTATCACTGTTTCTAGTAGTTTAAATATATCTGCAAACGCAGGCGATCATTTTAACGCTAGAAGAGTAAGTGGTGGTTATCCTACATATCCTAAAGTTACTTTTTCTTTTGCTCATGATGGTGTAAAAGGTTATACTGGATCAAAAGGAGATCGAGGTTATACGGGGTCTAAAGGTGATACTGGTTATGATGGATCTAAAGGTGATAGAGGATTTACTGGATCTCAAGGTGATAGAGGATATACTGGTTCAAAAGGTGATACTGGCTTCACTGGATCAAAAGGAGATCGAGGATATACGGGCTCCAAAGGAGATCGAGGATATACGGGCTCAAAGGGAGATCGAGGTTATACTGGATCTAAAGGAAATCGAGGATATACCGGATCTAAAGGTGATAGAGGTTACACAGGATCAAAAGGAGATCGAGGATATACCGGATCTAAAGGTGATAGAGGTTACACAGGATCAAAAGGCGCAGATGGTGCAGGTATTGGTTTAGCAATCGCAATGGCGTTAATTTTTGGATAAGTATTATGGTAGCAGGTGTATTAGATTTAGCAGCACTTACATCAGCAGGTGCGTATGATACGATAGAATTGCATACTGAGGTTGGAACTTTATCATCCAGTGCTACTATGACAATTTCTGCAACATCATCTAACGTTAATTATCATGAATTAAAAATTCTTCAAAGTTTGTACGTATGTAGTATAGATGCAAATAGTGATCCGCAGATTGCTCCTGGTTTAGAACTTGTAGAAGGATCTGTTGGTACTGAACATGTTACTAATACGGGCAATACAGGTTATTTTGTAAGGCCCGCTTTTTGGTTTGGATTTGGAGAAACTTGGCATTATGTAGATAAAGCAAAACCTATATATTTAGAATCAGATCCTACAAGTACTTCAGATTGGAAGCCTCTTCAACAAGCAATTATACGAAGATATGATGGATCAAGTGGAGATTTTGATATTATCGCATGTTATGCTCTTATAAGGAGATCTAAATAATGGCTAATCCAGTTGATTTTTTAAATGTAAGTGAAATTGTTCCACATTCAAAAGATTTAAATATCACTTCAAATGGTGCTTGGAATATTTTAATTTCTGGTACCAATATGGGTAGTAATAATGATGGTGGTGCAGCGCGCAATGGCATGACAACATCTTTAACTATTGAAAATCGTAGAGATTCAGATGCTACGTTTTCAATGAGAGTTTATGATGGTAGCACTCACCGAACAATGTTTAATAGAACAGGAATTGCTGGACATAGTGTATTACAAATTTTAGATAAACACACACCTGTTGTTATTGTGAGAGATAGTCCAGGGCAAGGTGCAAATTCCACTGGAATAGAACAAATACAATTTAGACTAGATTCGGGAGTAACTAATCATTTAACAGCACAAGTTCAATACTTTTTATTTGATAGCGGGACTTAATATGACTTTAGTAACTGGAACTAACAATTTTTTAGGTTTAACAAATATAAGAAGAATATCTTCGACTGGTCAAGGTAATGTTTCATCTTATGCAGATATAATATCAAATCCAAATGGATCGGGTAAAACATTTGCTGTTAATTTTGTAGGTATTTCAAACACAGGAGCATCTGAAAACGCACAATATAGAATTTATCAATCGACAGGCAGTACTAATTATATGATGATGCAAATGACAATAACTAGAGGTATAATGAATCCTATTTTTACTAATGAAAATCCCTTTTATTTATTTCCAAATGATAAACTAAGACTTTATACTGATGCTGGTGGAATTACTAATTATTGGTGTACTTATACGGAGTTGTCATAATGGCTGTCAATTTATTAACATTAAATGCTGCTAGTAATACAATATATGCTTGGAGAAAGCGATATGATATGACTACTACTGCAACTTCTGTTATGACTTTTGCAAACGCTGAAACACATATAATAGAATCAATTGTTGTAGCTTGGGATGCTACAGCAACACCATCTGCTACTGATAACTTTTCAGTAAGATTAAATACGCCAGGTGGGAATAGATATTTAGCATATAATCAAAAATTATTTAGATTTGATGCTGTTCAATTAGTGTATAAAGGTGCGCCAATTTATGCAGGAAATGGTGAAGTAACATCAATATCAGCTTTCGCATCTAGTGCAAATTATAGAATGTTTATAAACGGATTAAAGATAACATAAATGTCATACAATATACTAAATCTTACAAAAATTGAGCCATTTCTACAAAGTGGCGTTTTAGGATCAACTAATACTACACTCTATCAAACAAGTGCGTCTGATGGATTAATTAGAATTACTGATTTAGAATTTTTTAATGTGCATTCTAGTACTACTGCTACAATTTCCGTTAGAGCTTGGACAAATACCACGTCAAATATTACTGAAATTTATTTAAATGATTTTCCATTATTACCAGGTGAAAATATTTTAGTAGCAGATGCATCTTGTCCCATATGGTTAGGTCCTCATAATGCTCATGAAGCATCAACAGGAGCTCATGGGCTTTATATTACCACATCTTTAACTGGTGCGACAAATGGAGTAAGATACATAATTAGTGGGGAGGAATTTGCATAATGGCTGTTAATTATTTAAATATGACAAACGTATATACTTATTCATTTGCTGCTACAGGTGCTAATTCATCTGCTGATGATACTTGGCATGAATTAATTGATTTTGGTGAAGCTTTAGGAAGTACTAATGCTGTAAGTAATGATGCTATTAGAATAGTAAATTTAACTGTAACAGGAATGGAAGGATATGCTGATCAAGGAGCATTAATAGGAAATCATCCACCTTATTATCCTTCGTTAGGATTTAGAATACAACAAAGCAGTTATGGTGGTTCTTCTGCATGGGATTATGTTTGGAGTAGAGAGGATACTAATACACTTCAAGTGGCTGGCGCTAGGGGTGTTACCATTATTGATGCTGAAAATCCAGTTACTTTTCCAAATACAAAGGATTGGCGTTTGGATTGGAGATATTCAACAGAGCCTACAAGCGGGCAATGGACATACCGTCCAAGTATAATTTGTTCTTTTCAGAGGTTGATGACATCATGAGTAAAAGATTTAATTTCGGCGGAATATTGGGATCAAAAAGAGTTACGGGAGGCTTTAGTACAGGAGGATACCTAGGGCAAAAAGATCCTGGAATATATTCACTTAGAGCTTTAGCAGGGTTACATAAACGGTGGGCAGCGCCGGCAATAGATGCATTTGATTTTTATTTAACATCAGCAGGCGCTGCAACGACAACAACATTACAAACTGGACCAACGACTGCTCAAATAACAAGTCAAAGCGTACCAGCTGGTACTCTAGGTGGATCAAATGGTTATCAAGAATGGACAGTACCTGCAGCAGGTAATTATAGATTTACTTTAGAAGGAGCCAGAGGAGGTGTTTCTATAGCAACTAGCGCGTCCCGTGCAGCAATTAGCGGATGGAATCATTTTTCACCTGCTTCTAACCCTTCACAAAAAAGATGTGCTAGGGGCGCAAAAGTTCAAGGAGTAGTTAGTCTAAATGCTGGTGATGTTATTACTGTTCTTGTAGGTCAACAAGGAGCAGATGATCCAGGTAATGGTCAAAATCCAAGTGGAGGAGGTGGTACCTTTGTCTCTCTTGGTACTAAAGCTCAAGTGGAAGCTGGAAGTGATAATTTATTGTTTGCAGCTGGTGGTGCCGGTGGTTATGCTGGAGATGGTGGATCAGATAATTATACAGCTGGCGAAGGGCAATCAACAAATACAAATTCGAATGGCAATAGTGGAGCTAATGGATCGGTAGGAAATGGCGCTGCGCAGGCTACCAGTGACGGTAACTCTGGCGGAGGAGGAGGCTATCTTACTAATAGTTCGAATGGCAGTACTATAAACTTTACTGATATTGAATTAACTGGACGTATAGCATATGGGTTTAGAAGAGGAGGACATGGCGCTGAACACACTTCTGGTTCTAATGATCAAGGAGGATTTGGTGGAGGTGGAGCAGGATCATCACAAACTGGTCTTGATGATGATAAAGGCGGCGGCGGTGGATATTCCGGTGGTGCTTATGCTTTTGATGCGTTTTCTTTTGGTGGAGGAGGTGGATCTTATGCTAATCCAGCCGCAACTAGTACAACTTTAACTAGAGGCGGAGCTCAATATAATAATGGTGCAACTGGTGTTTCTGAAGGAAATGGAAGTGTTTACATAGAATTTGGTTTTTAGGAGAAGATAAATGGTGCAGAATCCTCTTGGTCAACATTTAGGAAATGAAAGCTTAAGACAGCTTAATATGGATAGTGATGAAGATGCTTTATATGGAACTAATTATTCTAGAGCGTTTGTCCACGGTGGCACATTCGATGCAGATTATGTACAGGAATGGTTTTACACTGGAGATTCAAATAATTACTTAGGATTAGCCGCTCCTCCCGGTCAAACGATATTCACATCAACTGGAATATCACTTTTTACTGTTCCAACTGGAGTCGTTGAAGTTTCTGCTGTATGTGTAGGTGGAGGCGGTGGTGCGGCCGGCACAGGTAGTAACAGAGGTGGCGCAGGAGGAGGTGGTGGAGGTTTAGCTTACGGCACCTTTGCAGTAACACCTGGAGAAACTTTGACAGTTGAAGTTGGAACAGGTGGTCAAGGTGGTAGTAGTAGAGCATCTGCTGGGCAAAATGGTCAGAACACATCTATTTCTAGAGGTGGTACATTGGTACTTGTTGGAGGCGGCGGCGGAGGTGGAAATATAGCAGGATCTTCAGGTACCCCACAAACCGCCAATGATGGCGATCCTGGAACATCAAGTGGAACTGAAAGAGACGGAGGGGGCACCGGTGGTAGAGGTGGATATGCTTCATATAATAACGCAGGTGGAGCCGGCGGAGGAGCCGGTGGTTATTCAGGAAATGGTGGAAATGGCGCATATACAAACAGTAACACCGGAGGGCAATCAGGTTCAGGTGGAGGAGGATCGGGTGGAACAGTCATTTCTTCAGCTTGTGGCGGAGGAGGAGGCGTAGGCCTTTTGGGTGAAGGAGCTTCTGGGTCATTACCTGGCGCTGGTCTAGGTGGAAGAGGAGGATCAGGTGGTGCTAATGGAACTGTGGGAAATTCAAACTCTAATGGTGGAGCATACGGAGGCGGTGGAGGTGCTGATGATGATGATTATACCGGAGCCGGTGGAGACGGCGGCCAAGGAGGAGCTAGAATTATTTGGGGAGTTGGCAGAGCGTATCCTTCAACTGGTACCGCAGACGTATAATAAATAGTTTAAAAATAAGGTTTATATTATGAAAATTGCATTTATTGACCCTTTAGGCTTAGTATATGATGGTGATACACTTAGTAAACGTGGACTAGGTGGATCCGAATATGCAGTAGTAATGATGTCAAGAGAACTTCAAAAAATTGGATTTGAAGTTACTGTATTTAATAATTGTAATGATGAAACTTCTTCATCTGGAATCTATGATAATGTGAGATATGTCGATCATAGTGAAGCAGATTTCAGCGAAAGATTTGATATCACTATAGTTTCTAGAACAACAATTCCTTTTCTTGAACCCCAAAGATATCATCACATGGTTATGGCTTCAAAGTACAGAGTAATGTGGTTACATGATACTTTTGCTTGGGGCGATGAATCAATACCGAACTTATTGGAAACTGGAGTAATACACCAGTTATTTACTTTATCCGATTTCCACACAGTATATACTACAACAAGTGACCACTTTAACATTAAAAGAATGTTTGAAGTGATGAAACCTTATATTTTTCAAACTAGAAATGGCGCAACTAAGCATATAGATGAGGTTGATATATCTCAGAAAGATAAAAATCATTTTGTATATGCATCTGCTGTAACTAAAGGTCTTAATCCTTTATTACAATTAATTTGGCCAAAAGTAAAGGAAAAAATACCTGATGCAAGACTAACAGTAGTAGGTGGATTTTACAAGTTTTCAGATAAAGCCGAGCCTGATAAACAAGAACAAGATTTAATTCGTTACCAAAAAGAATTTGAAAATAGTAATTTAGATGTATCGTTTACTGGTGTAGTTTCACAACAAAAGGTGGCAGAAACAATTGCTAATGCTACCTTTATGTTATATCCAACTGAATATCCTGAAACATTTGGCATATCAACTTTAGAATCTCTTTTATATAAAACACCAGTTATTACAAATAATTTTGGTGCTTTAGAAGAAACAGCTATTGATTTAGCATGTTATAAAACTGATTATCCAATAGTTCCAAATGGATTATTTCCTTATATAAACGCAGAAGAACAATCTAAAAAATTTGTAGATTTAGTATTAGAAGCTTATCATAATGATTATTTGCTTATGCAAAAACAAAATTATTGTGATGTAGTAAATGACATTTATTCATGGTCTACTATAGCATTACAATGGAAGCAACATTTTTATAGAAAAGTTGAAGACTATTTACCAAAAATAGATTTTCAAAAAGTGAATAAAATTAATAAAGACGTAGCAAGAATCTATGGAAGAAAATTTGTAAATGAAGATGATTTAATTGTCCATCCTAAAATTGGAACAGAAAGAAGAATAATAGTCGTTTCCCCATTTAGAAATGCAAATGATTATGTTTATACTCACTGTAAATCAGTTGAGCAGCAAGACTATAGTAATTATATTCATGTATTAATAGATGACGCATCAGAAGATACACCTATTATACCTGAAAATAAAAATAGAGCTGTGATAAGAAATTCTAAAAGAGAAGGCTGTATTGCAAATCAATTAAAAGCTATTAGTAAGTTTGTTAAAAAAGATGACATCGTTATGTTTTTAGACGGTGATGACTTTTTAGTTAGTAATAATACTTTATTTGATTATTATAATAGATTGTACGATGAAGGCTACGAATTTACATATGGATCTATGTGGAGTTTAGCTGATGAAATTCCTTTGGTTGCTCAAGATTATCCTAAAAAGGTAAAAGAAAATAAAACTTATAGAGAGCATTTATTTAATTGGAAAATTCCTTATACTCATTTACGAACAGTAAAAGGAGAATACTGTTTAGAATTAAATGAAGAAGTTTTTAAAGAAAATGGAAACTTTTTAATGAGTGGTATGGATAATCCATTATTTTATGAGTTAATTGAAAAGGTTCCACCCGAAAAAGTTAAAGCAGTAAAGGAAATAGTTTGTTACTATAATGATATAAATCCTTTAAATGATTATAAAGTAAATACAATAGAACAAAATAAAAATGCTTCTATTTCATATAAGAAAGACTCTGAATTGAAAAAAATATTAATTGCTATACCAACAAACAAAAATATTGAATCTGATACATTTAAATCAATATATGATTTAAAAATTCCAGATGGATACAAAACACAATTAGAATTTTTTTATGGTTATCAAGTAGATCAAATAAGAAACTTAATAGCTGAATGGGGTAAGAACTATGATTTTGTATTACATGTAGATTCAGATATAGTATTACCAAATGACACATTACAGAGATTAATATCATATGATAAAGATATTGTTTCTGGTGTTTATGTTCAAAGAAATGATGAAAATAGACCTGAAATATTTTTAGATAATCCTCAAACTGGAGGTTTAGACCATGCAATACTTGATGGATTGCCACATGGTTTAGTTCAAGTTGGTGGTTGTGGATTTGGTTGTGTGTTAGTTAAAGGTGAGGTTTATAGAGCATTAGAATATCCTCATTTCTTATATAAGTCTGCGATAGATCATAAAAATACAATATCTGAAGATACTTATTTTTGTCAAAAAGCTCGCGCGGCGGGGTTTGAAGTTTGGGCTGATACAAGTTTAATGTGTGATCATATTGGACAAAGAGTTTTTAGACCAACAAAATCTTATAAATAGTCATAGATACTTTTAAGCGGAGAATACTATGGCCAGTCCTGCAAGTAGAAATGATTTAATTGATTATTGTTTAAGGAAATTAGGTGATCCTGTTATTGAAATCAATGTAGATGTTGATCAAATAGAAGATCGCGTTGATGAAGCAATTCAATACTATCAAGAATTTCATTCAGATGCTACATTTAAAACATACTTAAAACATCAAGTTACTGCAACTGATGTTAGCAATGAGTATATTCCTGTTTCTGCAGATATACTTTATGTACAAAGACTTTTTCCTCTTTCAAGTTCCTTTAATAACTCAATGAATTTTTTTGATATTAAATATCAAATGATGTTAAATGACATAGCAGATTTACAAACCTGGGCAGGTGATTTAGTTTATTTTGAAATGATGCAACAATACTTATCTTTATTAGATATGAAATTAAATGGTGCTCCAATTGTTAATTTTGCTAGAAGACAAAATAGATTGTATATTCATGGAGATTTTGCAGATAAAGATATAAAAGAAGGTGATTATATTGTAGCTGAAGTTTATCAAACTGTAGATCCTGATACTCATACTTCAGTTTATAATGATATGTGGCTAAAAAAATATACTACAGCATTAATAAAAAGACAATGGGGTGCTAACCTCATTAAATTTGAAGGAATGCAACTTCCAGGCGGTGTAACCATGAATGGTAGACAGATTTTTGAAGACGCTTTGACAGAAATAGAATCACTTGAAGAAAAAATTAGATTAGAACACGAACTTCCTCCAGCATTTTTTGTAGGTTAATATGAGAAATCCATACTTCACTGACGGTAAACGTTCAGAACAAAACTTATATGAAGATATTGTCATAGAATCTTTAAAAATCTATGGTCAAGATTTATATTACTTACCTAGAGATACTGTAGCAGAAGATAGAATATTTGGTGACGAAGTTCCAGCAAGATACAATTCAAATTATAAAATTGAAATGTATATTGAGAATGTTGAAGGTTTTGATGGAGAAGGTGACTTATTTACTAGGTTTGGTGTTGAAATTAGAGATGAAGCTACATTTATAGTTTCAAGAAGAAGATGGACACAAACTGTAGGTAGAGTTGATAATGAAATAAATTCTGTAAGACCTTTAGAAGGTGATTTAATTTATGTTCCATTATCTCGTTCGTTATTTCAAATTATGCATGTTGAACATGAACAACCCTTTTATCAATTAAGTAATTTACCAGTTTATAAATTAAGAGCTCAACTATTCGAATATAATGATGAAGATTTAGATACTGGCTTAGAAACGGTAGACAATATAGAAACTAAATATGCATACACTTATACATTAACAGTTTCAGATAATATTGCTGATGATGAAGATCTAGCTGCTGGCGATGTATTTACACAAGCATTAGCATCTACTACAATGAGAGGAGAGCTAGCAACATGGGATTTTGTTAACAATAAAATATCACTGGTTCATGTAGGTGCGGATGACGGAGCTTATCATGAATTCATTCCTGGAAGTATTGTTAACACGAGAACAAATACAACTTATACTGTAACTGCTGTGTCAGAAGATAATAAGATTTCTAACAATGAACAAAATGATGATTTCCAAACTACATTTACAGACTTCTTAGACTTCAGTGAAGCAAACCCATTTGGAGATCCTAGCTAATGTTTAGTTATTTTTATCATCAAAAATTAAGAAAAAGTGTTGCTGTTTTTGGATCATTGTTTAATAACATATATGTTCTGAGAAAAAATAGTAGTGGTGCAACAATAAGTCAAGTTAAAGTTCCTCTATCATATGCTCCAAAAAATAAGTATTTAGAAAGAATAAGAGAAGCACCTGACTTAGATACTGATACTACTCTAGCTTTAAAACTTCCTAGAATGTCATTTGAAATAACATCATTTCAATATGATGCTGAAAGAAAGCTTCCTAAGTTAAATAACTTTATGAGATATACTGATGAATTAAATGGAAATAGAGCAGAAAGATTTTTTACTCCAGCACCATATTTAATTAATTTTCAATTGAATGTGTATACTAAAACACAGGATGATGCTTTACAAATTGTAGAACAAATTTTACCATACTTTAATCCACAATATACAATTACTGTAAAACCTTTTGAAAGTTTTCAAGATGTAAAAGAAGATATTCCTATTACTATCGTATCAACATCCTTTAGTGATGATTTTGAAGGAGCTTTGGAAGCTAGAAGAACAATTATTTATACTTTAGATTTTGAAATGAGAGTTTCATTTTATGGACCTATTGATGATTTAAATGTAATTAGACAAGCTACAGCGGAAGTTGATTTAATTAAAGAAGACTCTGATGCTAAAGCAGCAACTATTGTTGTAGAACCTAACCCTATTGATTTAGATCCTTATGATGTAAGTGCAGATAGTGATTATGGATTCACTACTACAATTACTGAAGTAGGTGGTGTAGGATAAAATAATGAATGATTCAGATAATGCAAGAAATGATTTTGAATTTACGAGACAAGTATATCACGATCTAATTAATAAACAATCAGCCGCTATTGAAGACATGATGGAAGTTGCTAGGAATACTGAACATCCTAGAGCATTTGAAGTTTTATCTCAAATGATAAAGCATGGTGCTGACATAAATGGTGACTTACTAGCAATGCATAAAAAGAAAAAAGAGCATTTTAAAGTAGACGATAAAAAACAAATTGGTCACCAAACAAATAATCTTTTTGTAGGATCAACAACAGATTTGCAAAGATTACTAAAAGATGCTAAGAAAGTGAAAGAATCCGATAATGTCATTGACATCACCGATAGATTTACAGAAGAATGATCAGCATTACTTAGGAAATCCTAATGTAAAGAAAGATGGTGTAGTTCAAAACTGGTCAGAAAACCAGATAAAAGAATACACCAAATGCATGGATGATCCAGTCTATTTTGCTAGAACATATTGTAAAGTTATTTCTCTTGATAGAGGATTAGTGCCATTTGATCTATATCCATATCAAGAGGAAATGTTCTCTAGGTTTAACGAAAATAGATTTA